TGCAACATGCGCATGCACTGATTAGCGACTTAAGTTGTTGATTTGATTGAACAAAACTGCAATTTCGGCCTCTAACAGGCATGGCAGAAACCGGCAATCACAGCCCAATGAAATCAACAACTTACGCATGCATTCCTACCGCATGCATCCAAAGCGAAGTTCTCTAACTTTTGGGGATTGGAAGCAGAATGACAGCTGAACTACATCCATGGCCCAAAGTGGCGGGCCGTCCAGAGATCGAGCCCCCAAAGAGGATCATGCGCCCGTGCGATTGGGGACTGCGCACCGCGATCCGCGGCCTAGAAACCCAGCTCGGCACTATCGAGGCATACAACCGGCTGGCTGAGGCTGCTCACGCGCTCAAGGCCCAGATCGATGCGGGCGACGCCAAGCCGCAACACCCATTGTTCGCCAAGAGCACAACTGGCGATTCCTGACCCCTCCCCAGTACCGCACCAGCCCTTCAGGATAGGATTCAGAATGATCACAGCGATTCGATTTGTCTGGCTGGCGTTCTTGCGCGCGTGCTTGCCTTTTTCGTTCCTGATCGCGTGCGTCTTCGATCCATTCACTATGCTCCGCAACTTGCGCGAATTGCCGAGCGTCATTCGTCACATGTGGGACAACCCGATCTAGCGCTTCGGCCAGAGTAAATAATCAGGTCCCTAGGGTAAGCGTTTGCAACTATCCCATACGCCTATGGCAAACTTCGCCGCAGAAAACTACGGGGAAGACAATGCAACCCAAGCCCTACAGCGCCTCCGAGTGGAAAGCAGAATTCATCGCGGAATGGATCGATCTGTCTCAGGGGCGAGCGGCTGGGGCCAATTTCGACGGGCTGGTGGGGCGCGTTTACCCCGCTCGGGCACAGGAAGATCCTCGGGAGGTTGCGCGGCAAGAATGGGGCCACCGGCGAAACTGAAGGTGATTGAGCCCTCAGCCACTTCTTCGTCCAGAGCGCAGCCTGAGAATAGACCGCTCATGGTCTTCGGGATCGTGGCTCTTGCCGTGGTTCTGATCGCCGCGGGCAAGATGATCTTTTCGGTGGGGACGCTGGGCTAGTTGGTCAGCGCGTTGTACTGGGAATAGCACGCCCCAAGGGAAGTGCGTAGCTGGTCGGCTCGGGCAGCTTCCCGGACAAGAAACTCTGCATCCTGGGCATAAATTCCGGCCCCAGTGGTTCCTTTGCCATCGCAGGAGGACGCGGGCACTGTGCCACTGGCGGGACGCTGGGGACGTTTGCGCAGCTCGCCAAGAGCATCGTCAAGACGAGCGTGGATGTTCTGAATGGCTTCATCTTTGGCTTTCGTGGTCTGGTTGGCTGAGTCTTGCCACTGCTGCTCCTTGGCGCGGCTTTCGGCCTCGGCTTTCTGGAGTGCTTGGGTCTGGGCAATGCGATAGGCATCGAAGTCGGCCCGGACGTTTGCCTTCCCTGCCCTGTAGACAAAGAAGTGAGAGAACGCCAGCGCCGCGGCAAGGGAAAAGGCAATCCAGACCTTCGGGTTGAGCAGTGCGGTCACTTCAGCCCCAACGCCTCGCGGGCTTGCTGGTGATAGGCAGGCCACGTCTCAGGGTGGGGGCGTCCCGGCCTCCATGTGCGCAGATAGAGCTTCCACGAGCCCTCCGCATCATCGACGGCAGGCAGCGGCTTCGGATCGGTGTAGTACAGCAGCCGGGCCACGCCCGCGGCAAGCACATCATCGGTTTCGAGCTTTGCCCAGATCGTCGGGATGTCGAATGCCACGTCGCGGGCAATGCAGAGGTTGTGCAGATGCCCGGTGGATGCGTGGTGGGTGAATACGCCTTTGACGCCACCGCCGCGCTCAAATTGGAAAAATCCTCTTGCTGGCCCATCACCCATCTGTCGGCGGTGCTCGAAGCGGGATTCCTGCAGGCCGGTAGCGAGCAGCATCACCCGAGCTTTCGGCGTGTCCATCTGCATCGGCAGGATGGCAAGCGCGGGGTTGATCGCGGTCCTGATGATGTCGGAGAGCGTCATGGCGCATCCTTCGGCGGCAGGTTCTTCTGCTTGATCGCCCGCACAATGGGAATTGCCACCAGCAGCACGATGCGAATCATCGACTTCGTGCTGTCGCTCAGCAGAGGAACAGCAGTCACAAAAGTGTCGAAGTTGTCGAGTGCAACCTGTAGGAGGTCGGGGCCGACGAGCGCGGCCACGGACAGCCAAACCGTCCACGTGGCGTACCAACCCTTGACGATGTGCTTGTTGTACCAGTCGGTCAGGCGTGCCTTCAGGTCGTTCACGGGAACCTCCGAGTCGTGGTGGTGGTCGATGGGACAGTGGAAACCGGTGCCTGCAAAGGCTGCGCCTTGAGCGCGCGAATCTCGCCCTCGATGTTTTCCATCCGGAAGCGCAGCAGTGCTTGTTCGCCCGCCAGCGTGGTGACCTGTTGGTTTCCAGCCTTCACGGTGATCTGAAGCTCGTTCACATCCTTGGCGGTCTGCCCCGCGGTGAACCATGTGCCGACGATGAAATACGCAGCCGCAGCGAACGCACAGATCAGCCCCCACAGCGGGATGCGCAGATCAACGAAGCGGGAGACGGTGGGCTCTTCGGTCGGTGGTGTTTGGTTCATCATTTACCCCTTGTGAATTCCGCTCGGGTCCACTGCATCCAGCAACTGCGTGCGAATCCAGTACGCCCAGCGTTGCCGCCATCCGGCCTCACCCGTGCTCAGTTTCCACAGCCTGCGCGAAAGGGTCATCTCTCGCGGCAGTTGCAGGAACACCAGCGAGCCGAACACCACATTGACCACGAAATCGACAGCGAGCCCGACGAACAGCGCCGGGTAACCAAACACCTTCATCGCAGTGGTGAGCTTTCCAGCCTCGCGGACCTGTTTCAGGCGCATCACGCAGGCATAGAGCATCCAAAGAATCCAGGGGGATAGGAGTAGGTAGATCATCTGAGCGCCTCACTGAATGCGACCTTGAGAGATGGTGATGCGCTCGCAATCTCTGCATAGCGCGCGAGGGTCTTCACCTTCATCTGCTCATAGGTCGTGCAGTCGTACAGGGGAAGGTCGGTGATGTCCCGCAGGGCCTGCTTCGCCGTTTCGATCACAAGCGCTGTCGGTTGATCGCTCTTTGCAAGCGCCGAGGCCTGAAGTCCGTCGAGGATTTCGATAATCGGCTGGCGCTGGATGCGGGTTTCGGCCTTGGCTTTGAGGATCAATTCGGGGATGGATGGCACAGGTGGAGTGCTGGGCGTATTGCCGAGAGCCAGCCAATCGAGGTAGGCGCGGTATTCGGAGTTCTGTTCGTCGATGGGGATCCACAGATCACCCAACTGGATGTGATCCGGGTAGACGATGTACATCACAACTCCGCAGATGCAGTAAACGATCCGCTGACTTCGCCCTGCCCCGTGGCCGTGATCACGAAGCCATAGCGGAAGGACTGCGGAGTTGGTTGATCCAACCCCCCGGTCGAGCCGTTCGAGTAGGCGAAAGTCGGCACTAGAGACGGCGCAGTCCGCATGGAGACTGGCAGATATGCAGTGTTCCGAATTGCCGTCCCGGCCACTCCATAGGCGCCCGTGCTGAAGTTGCCTACTTGGTAATAGCGTTGGCAGCGTCGGCGGTCCTCCCCAACCTCGACAGTCTCGAATGGAGTTACCCGATCTGCCTCAGCCTGATAAGCGCCTTGATATGTGATGGATTGACCGGCCACAAGAGGACCGGTGTTGATCTCGATGGCAATCCCGCGTGCCGCTCCAGATGGCGCAAGGAAACTGAAATACTTCGTCTCTACCGTCCCGCTGAGAGTCAGCGTTCCAGTGCCGATTAGAGTTCTTGCCCCCCATGTGTCGGCTACGTCTGCGGTGTACGCACCCCATTGCGCGGTGGTGATGCCAACAGCTGAGATTGGGATCTGGACGCAGACCAACTTGTTTGCCCAGTCTCCGCAATTCTGCGATTCGATCCGTGTCCCCCAGAGAGTGGCAGTAACAGACGCTGCGCCAGTCAGAGTTTGGGAAAATGTGTACCCAGTGCCTGCCCCGCGGATTGACGTGATGTTTGCGCCAGTGCAAAGCACATAGAAGCGGTCCGTGGTGTACGTCGCAGCACCGGCCGTGATGACTTGCGATCCTCCGGAATTTCGCTGATCGTTTCGCAGCGCACTGTTCAAGATGCGGTTGCGGAACGGGGCAAGTACAAGCGTTGTTGGGACAGACGGGCTCGTCGCCGTGAGCAGTGCAGTTGAGACCACGGAAAGCCCAGAGTCCAACGATCCACTGTCAGGGATGATCGTGACCGTGGTGACGCTGCTGAAGGCAGAACGAACAACCGTCCCATAGACAACGCCGCCAGTGTTTACCGTCTTCAGCCGCGTACCAAACACGAAGGTCTGCGTCTGATCGCCTGCGACGGTGAACGAAGTTGCGCTGACGTAGGTAGGCGTGCCTTGGAACACAACCCACTGATCAGCCGTCACCGTGGTGTCGTTGATGCCAGAGACGTTATCAATGGTGCGCTGCGTGGTTCCAGCCGCGTTCTTGATGATGTACTTGTAGGTCGAACCACCAACCAGCCAGACTGCGCCTTGGCTATTCACGCCAAGGGTGTTCAGCGTGATCGGCCAAGTGTTGGCGGTCAGGCCGCCCTTGTCGCTGTAGGTCGTGGAGGGGGTCGAAGTCCCGGCCAGGTATACCTCGATGGTGCCGCCCGAGAGCGGGTTGCCATTGGCATCTTCTTGCTGGTCGTTGATGATGGGCGCTAGAAACTGGGCCATGCGGGCTCCTGAAAAAAGAAAACCCGCCGAAGCGGGTCTAGAATCACGGCTGTGGAATACAGCGAATTTCTCTGGTGGAAGTTGCTCGCCGTCTTGGTGGTTGTGGCTATCTACGAGTTCTGGAAAGGGCTCACCGGGCGGAAATAGCCGGTGCGGCCTTGTACGGCAGTTGGCTCTGCGTCAACGCCTGCAGCAATGCGTTCTTCTGCGGGTCTGCCAGCAATGCGGCTGCTTCCTGAGGATTGAGAAGAGCATTCCCTAGTCGCTCCTGAATCTGCTTGTTCGCAGCTCCATACGGCAACTGCAGCAACCGGCCGAGCGTCGATCTAGCAGCAGTAGAGCCTCCCAGTGTGTTGCCGAATGCACTCTGCAGCAGTTGGTTTTGAGCCAGATTCTGAACAGTATTGGAACCAACGGCGCGCCCGACATTACTGGCGATCTGCCCTGCATTCAGGTCGGCCTGAATATTGCGAAGGATCTGCAGTTGCTGCGGGCTCAAATCCTTGACCAGATCCGATCCTTGATTCTTGAGCAGGTTGTTCAGCTTGGCGGCTGAGAGGATCGCTCCGCCTTGCGAATCCACCGTCCCCGTCTGAACCGTCTTCAGAATATCGTCCAACTTCTCCATCTGGCGGATCGGAATGCTCTGGTCCGCATACGACTGGAGGTATCCGCGCCATGTTGGGCGAGCGGCACTCGCTGCTTCATCGGCAGCGCCAGACAATACCGGCCCGACTTGCCCGCCCGGGCGAAGCGCTAGTGAGTTGGCGCGCGGCATCCCTACCTCAGTAGATGGAACGAATGGCACGATTTCACGGGATGCGCTCAGGGGAGCACCAGCCACGGGACCGGCAGGCGCTGCTACTCTGCGGCTTGCTTGGTCAATTGCGTCATCGATCAGGCTTTTCACATTCCCGAGTTGCCCCGAGGCATAGCGCAGATTGCCCGCTTCGCCTTGCAGCTTGCCGCCGAGCAGCGTGTTGATGTCCTTGCGAACCTCATACAGCGCACGGGCATCGATAGCGCCATCCGTCGAGAGTTTGGCGATGCGGTCGCGGAACTTGTTGAGCGCCTGTTGCGAAAGCTCACCTGCATTGCCAGGCTTTGCAATCAGTCGATCGATGGACTTGAGAATGTCATCGGATGGCACCTTCTCCGCAGCGTCGAGCACGGCTTCGCGCATTGGCCCTGTCGATGCATCTCGCGCGGCTTTGGCCAGATCGATCTTTCCGGTATTGCCTGCGATGCCTTCGAGCGCAGCCGTACGGGCTTGATTCTGCGCGGTCTGGCGTGCAGCCAAATCGGCAGCAAAGTCGGGGCTGGCGTTTTGCATCGAACGGCTGAGGGCAGCGATCCCGGCATCCCCACTTGCCGTGGCGGCGGTCGGGGCCGAACCCGGGACAACTGCTGGAGTGCTCTGCATTGCTGCTCGTGCCGCCGCTGGATCGGTCGAGAATTCCCGAAGCGTGTCGGCAACGATGCGGTCTTGCCCGCGTGCGGTGAAAGGACGCACCAGGGAGCCCGCAGTATTGGCAACCGCTTTCACACCAGCCAAAGCGGGAGGGAGCGCAGCCCCAACAATCGCGCCAGTCGTGGCGGCGTTGAGGTCGATGAGCGCGGCCCCTGCAGCGCCAGCACCAGCACCTCCAAGCGAGCGAAGCAACATGTTCCCGACTGCGGGAGCGATGCCTTGAGCCACAGGAGCGCCAGTCGTTGCGCCGCTTGTCGCAAGAGCCGTGCCGAGGCGGTTCAATATGCTGCCAGCGGGTGCCATGGCCTTTAAAGGTGCGCCGAGCACGCCACCAACAGGATATGTGCCCGCGACTTGCCCAGAAAGGCGTCCAAACTTCGCGGCCGTGCTGTCGCCATAGGTGTTGCCGAAGTCGGCCTTCCCGGCTTCATTCTCAGCCTTCAGTCTTGCATACTCACCGACTGGCTGACCGGTCACGAGGCTGGAGACATTGGGGCCATTACCAGCCAGCTTGTCGTACCCCTTTGCAAGAAGCTCTGCACCAGTGTCTGCGATGTCCTTGAAGCCGCGCGCCGCCCCAACAGACATCTTTCCGCCTGTTGCTGCATCAACAAGTCCTCCAGCCGGGCTTGTGACAGCCGCGACACGCTGGATGATCTTCTCCACATCGGTAGGGGCTCGTTTCTCTGCCGTACTGCCCTTGGCTTTTTGGTAGGCGGCAAGCAACTCATCGTCGCTCATGCCTTCAAATGGACTTTTCTCGGCGGCATTCGCGCTTGGGATGACTGCTTCGACTCCGCGCTGAATCAGCCCCTTTTCTTTTGGAAGGCGCGCTGCTACCTGCTGCCCATATTCGAGGGTGGTTGGAGCGTTGGGATTGCGGGGGTCCGAAACAGCGATTCCCCGGCGAGCCTTCTCAAGTCCACCGGGGCCGCCGTAGTAGAACGCCGCGGTAAGTGCAGGGTCCCCACCAGATGCCTCGAAACCTTGTTTGAGGTAGCGGATTCCAGCTCGGAGGTTATGTTCGTCATTTTTGATGTCCCATCCCTTGTCGGCAACACTGGAGAATGTGGAAGGAATAACCTGCATCGGACCAACGGCGCCAGCATTCGATGTCTTAACGTTCTTTCCAGACGATGTTTCCTGTTGGAACGTACTACGTGCAATGTCCGCCAGTTTCCCTGACACTCCTTCAGCGGCCAATGCTGCATCAAGCGGTGATGCAACTGGAGCCATCTTCGCAGCCCTGTACGCCGCCACGAGTTCAGCGTCACTCAGCGTAGAAAAGTCGCTCATTTCAGCAACCCTCGGCGACGCAGTTCCGCCTCCATATTGGCGACATCAGGAGCGCCGCCAGGCTTGTACTTCGGCACGCCAACTGGTCTTGCGGCACTGATCTCTTGCGCCTTGGGTGCGCCTGGCCCAGCTCGGACCTTCAGCGACTCGATGTAAAGCGGGATCGCGGCCATCTTCTGCTTGGTCGTCTCGGCATCCTCGCCCCATTGCGGCGTGAGTTCTTCGATCTTCTGCTTGGCTTCGTCCTTGTTCACGCCTGCGCCAGTGGCCGCACGAAGAAGCGCCTCGCTCAGCGAGGATGCGCCTTGCACAAACTTCTGCCGGTCTGCGGTCCGTAGCGTGTTACCCAAGGCGCCGCCCACGAGCGGGATATTGGTGATGGCGTCGGCCATGCCAGGCTTGGCCGCAGCCAACGGATTGCCTTTTTCATCGAAGCCCGCAGCCTGCATGTTCTTGAATGCGTTCTCGGCTTGCACGAGCCAGCCGGTGGCTTTGCCTTGGTCTTCTGTGAGCTTCACGCCAGTGCCTTGCGCTTCACGTTTGAGGCGGTTTTCTTCGATCCGTGTGGCGTTGAATTCACGTGCGCGCTCGTCCGTCATCTGCGCAGTATTTGCAGAGTTCGCGATAGAAGCAGCGTTGTTTGCAGTCGAGGTCTGTGCCTGCAGGCGCGCATTGGCGTTCGGAGTGGAGTACTCCATCTCTTTCCACTTCTGCTCAAGTTGCTGCTTCACGGACATGGCTTGCGCTTTCTTTTCTGCGATCAGAGCCGGGTCATATTGAAGTGGCATCTGAGCCGCAGCCTCGGGACCGAAGACCTGCGCAGTCTGCTGGCGCGCACGCTCCCAGGTCGCTTGATCGGTCACGCCGTTCATGATCTGCCCGGCGACTTCGTAATTCTTCAGATGCTGCTCGACCTGAAGTTTCATCGTCTCCAATTGGCTTTTCTTCTGATCGGTCTGGAACTTCAGAGCCTCCTGCGCTGGCTTCACCAGACCAGCTTTGTAGTAAGCCCCCGCCAAACCCTCAGGCGCTGTGCTTTGGGCGATCCTGCGCTGTTCTGCGTCGTCCGTCATGCCTTGGCGCAACTTGTTCAACTGCAGCGCATCCACTTCACGTTGCATGCGCTGATCATCAACCTCCCCTTGCGAGAGAAGCGGCGTTACGCCCTTGCCGAGCTGGAAAATGATGTTCGGATCGATTGCCATATCAGCTTGTCCATCCACGCGAGGTGTTGAGGTTGGCGATGGGGTCGTTAGAGCCGCCCGTGTAGCCCGTATAACCGCTGTAGCCGCCGCCGTTGTTGCTGAGCAGCGTGTTCCAGCCTTGGGTCGTGCTCGGGTTGTTCGTCCGATAGGCGTTCACCAGAGAATTCGCGCCGGATACGAGTGCGTTGCTTCCTGCGATTTCTCCGGCTGCGGTAGCGTTGGCTGCACCAGTGAGATTGCCGCCAACAGTCGCGGCCGTCTGATTGCCTGCTGCGCCGACTTGTGCCGCCGAGTTCTGGCCCATCTGGGATTGCCCCGTCAGGAAGCTATAGATCGTGTTGCGGTTCTGGTTGTACGCGCCGAGGTTCGTATTCCAGGTGCTCTGCGCCCGCCCAAAGCCTTCGTTGAACTTCGTTCCGGCGTAGTCCTCGTTGTACCGGGCGAGTTCTTTCATTGCACCGCCAGACAGGTAGTTCCCTCGGGAAGCCTGGCCGCGTTCGATACCCTGCGTGCCTTGATCCAGCCCGAACTTGTAGCCCGGGTCGGTCAGGAGATCCTTGCCAGTGAAACTGAATTCTTCGCCGTTTCGATACGGACGCAGCAGAGATCCATAGGTCGGGTCTGCAGCCGCAGCAGCGTCTTGTGCTCTTACTTCTTCGTAGTACTTGGCAATGGCTGCATCGAGGCCCGCATTGTCAACCTCAGTGCCTGGGCCTTGTTGCGATGTGCCAGGCATCGCATAGGTGTCGCCATGCACGCCATCGGCTGAATTCCCGCCTTGAGGAACGAGTACAGAGCCATCAGGTTGACCACCCCAGAGATAAGAAAGATTGGTGTTGGAGTTCTGAGTGTTCTGGTTCTGGAAGTAGTCATGTGCGCCTGCAGCGCCCAATGCGTTGATTGCCTCCATGCCATTGCGATACAACGGGCTGGTCGAACCACTGGGAGCGGCCACTGTCCGCGTGTACCGGCTCAATAGCTGCTGCCTCACCTGATCGGGTGTGAGGCCGGTTTGCAGCCCCATGGAGGTCACGCCGCCAGAACCAACACCGCCGAGGCCCAGATACTGATTGAGTCGGTTCTGCGCCGCTCCACCGGCCTTGGTCCATGGTGCAAGGTCATTGCGCATCTGTGCCTGCGCAATGATGGCCGCTTGATTGGCCGCGTCAGAGCCCCCTTGCTGCGCCGATGCTGCATTCTTCGAGGCGCTCATTTGGGAAACGGTCCCAACGGCAGCGATACCCGCTCCGACCCAGGCTACAGACATATCAAATCCTCCGCATATTCAGTGGTGGCGATCTCCGCCTCAATCTTTTCGATTTCGGTTTCGTCGGTCCGGAAGACGTTGATGAAAACCGTGTCCTCATGGGCGTACCCCACTTTTTGGATGCCAGGTGCAGACACTGCGACATGACCCGCCTGAAAGCGGCCCATGCCCGTTTCCGTGAGAACGGAGATGTCCCCTTTGGCAACGATGTTCACGCACTCCTTGAGATGAATCTGTCCGATCAGCAGCGAGCTTTTAGGAATGAGCAAGGTCCGCGTGTACACGCCGTCTATCAGTGTGTGAGTCACGTCGAATTCGCGCTGCGCGCCAGACGGCAGATCAAGCAGGTTCTTTGTCCAGCGTCGGATCTGCGAACGAATAGCCGCGGGAGATTTGTCAGGCACGTTGAATGTCACTTGACCGTCTACGACAACTAGCAATGCCCCTTGCTTCGTCATCTCGAAACCGTTGCCGTAAGTCACTTTCATACAACTGCCCCCGACGCATCAATCCAAACGGCCGCGGTCGGCTTTGCGGGAACAGACTTAACCCAAATCGGCTTATTCAGCGTGGTGTCGAAGTAGGACAACCCGATCCACAGAAGATCCCCAGGTCTTTGAGACGTAGGGCCTGATCTCTGCAACGAAAGCACAGCTCGATGTGTGCGAGAGAGCCACTGCCCCCATGCAGGCGTCCAGTTTCCTGCTTCATCGAATGGAGCTCCGCTGGGGAGGTCATACTCAATCACGAGAATTCACCCCACGCGCCGACGAACACCGTCTTGACGGGATCAGTGATCCTGAACTTGAAAACCCAATCCCGCCCACGTCCGAGTCGCAGGAAAAGGGCTCTGTAGTTGTACTGGCCAATCCTCCCGAAGTTCGCCCACACCTCGTTTGACCAGGTATGTCCGCCGTCCTTGCTGTACTGCATCATCAACTTGGGCTCTGAGCCTTGCCCTGTGAGAAGACCGACACCGGCCTCCAGTTCGATCCAGAGCTTGGACAGGAATACGTATTCACCCGTCGATTGATGCCGGCTGATCAGTTCGCGGGCAATCGTCCGGCCGTCATCGGTGTAGACACCATCCTGAAACCGGTAGAACTTCCCGTTCTCATAGTCGGTGACGTAGGAGTGATCAAGGAAGTTGATTTGGATCTCGGCGCGATGCCGTCCGCCCGAAGATTCGGCTTTGTGCCATTCCTTGCTCAACCCATCGAAGACCCAAGATTCCCCGGGCGTCGGAAAGTTGATCTGATAGAACGGATGCCCTGACACCATGTAGGCAAAGCCGGTAGCGTTCGATACCGAGGCGTACTGGCTGAAGATGTAATCCATCTCCGGGTTTGAAACCGGCTGCGCGTTGTACCCAGACAGCGCACAAACCTGCACTGCTCCGAGCCTGTTTTTTCGCAGGAAGATGATCGAGTCCATGAACTTGCACAGCGACCACCGGGCTGCAAGGCCCCATTCAATCGCTGCGGCACCCACACGAGCAAATGGGAAATCCAGTGCGCCTGAATCGCTCCAGAACTCCGTGGTATCCGGCCCGAGAAGGATAAGTTGCCCGTTGTCAGAGATGACACGAGTCAGATTGTCTGGGTTGGACTCAGCCGTAGCAAAGTCCAGTGCAGCCCATGTCGTACCGTCATAGATTGTGGAGATGTAGAACCTCCCCGAATTCGGCTTCTGCACAATGAAGTAGCCGTTCATGAAGGTGACCGTATCTGCGCCCGGAAAGTCCGGGTCTGTGATCTGCGCAAAGACCAGCGTCGAGGTGTTATAGATGTACCCATTCGGGCCATCGACGATGATGATCTGCGTGCCGTTGTCGGTGATGTCCACTCGGCCCGACGAAGTGACCAATGTGCCGATGTTGGTCATCGTCCCGTCGTTGGTCACTTTCCAGAGAGTGAAGCGATTGACGACATAGAGCACATCGTCTTTCTTCCACACTCCGCGGCTCGGATATGCACCGAAGTTGACGAACGTTGTCAGCCCCGGCGTCGGGTAAAGCGTGAGCGTCCCCTTTTCACCATCGCGCTGAATCTCGGCATACAGGTTCGTGCGCTGCTGCGACGAAACATTGCGCGACTTGCCAAAGTTCCCCAGGCCGAAGAGGGCTACAGGCTTCAGCGCCATTCCAGCGGCCCCGAGCGTGGGTAACAGCCGTCATCGACCGTGAAGTAGATTGGCGCGAGATCTGTGGCCCACTGAATCATCATCGCTTTCTTCTGCGCTGCTCGAGCGGAGATCTCGACGCGCTCGGCTTGCGGGACGCCATACTTCAATGCGATCTCGTCAGCCAACAGGAACTGAAGCGTATTCAAGTACTGCTGCTGAATCGTTGGCGTAGCCGTCAGCACGAGATCGGGGATGATCGACTGATAGGTGAGCGTTAGCGTGGGGTTCTGCGTCGGAGCGGGCCAGAGATTGAATGCAAGATTCGGAGAGACGTAGAACACCTCTGGGTAAACGGCAGTCTTCGTCAGATCCAGCAGTTCGAATTTCTCTTTGGGAATTTGCAGCAGTTGCTTCTTTTCCCCACTCGCGGCCGTGTATTTCAGGACCGGAGCACCGAAGTAATCAACAGGCGGCGTGACAATACTGGGCGTGCCAAGCACCCACCCCACAGCAACAGGCGTGCTGGAGATTTGGGGCCATTGAAAGCCATGGCTTGGCAGTTCTTTGATGAGCCCCTGCAGTGCGTCAAGGCACAGTTCGGCATCTTCGTCGCGAACGTTCTCACCAACACCGATGGATTGGCAGAGCTGTAGCGCCCCCGTGATCACGCCAATGGTGGTGAGCGTCCAAGCCATTACAAGGCCTCAACGGAATACTGATAGGTCGGAATCGAAACGGCTTTCCACTTGCCGTCGCTGTCCTGAATCTGGGTTGTGATGACCGAATGCTTGAGCACGTTCAGGTAGTTTTCGTCGATGGTTGTCTCGACGTTGCGCTTGTAGAGGTTCAGCTTGTAGTTGTGGCCGATCTCTACGTCGCCACCTTCGCCATGGAAGGTGATTTTGTATTGCTTCAGCGGCTTCTTTTCGGCGGCTTCCGTCACTGCGGCTGCTTCGCCTGCCTCGAGAATCGGGTTCCTGGGTCGTGCCATTTCGTTTTCTCCAAAGAAAAAGGCCCGGGGTTAGCCGGGCCTTGTAGGTGGGTGATGTCTGCGGTTACGTGGCGAGATTCGTCAGCGTTGCGACGGTCGCCCTGAGTGCCGTGATGTTGGTGACGAGCTTTGCAACTTCCGCGCGGGTTGCGATCAGATCGGTACGCAACGCCGTCACAGAGGCAATCATCAGGTCTCGGTTGGCAGCGGTGTCGTATGCGCCCGCTGCCGCCCCAGTCCCACCAGCAGGCGGAACCAGCGCCGTCACGGCAGCAGGTGTTGCAGCAGTGATGGCAGTGGGGGGCGTCGAGATCAGGCTGCCGAAAAGATCCGAGAGAATCTTTTGCAGCCCCCGATCCGCGACGAATTGCAAGCTCTGAGTGATGCTTGCCATTTCAACCGCCTTAGCCGATGGCTTCCCACACGAAGGTCTTGGAAGCGACCATCGTGGTTGCCGTCACCGTGAAGCCATTGCCAGCGACAGCGATGCCGTTCGTGGTTTCCAGCGTGCGCGTACCGGCTGCGACGGTGTGGATCGAGCTGGCCGATGCCATGCCAGTCAGCCACTCGTCGCTGATGCGGTCGGTCACGTTGTGGAAGCGCACGATCCGCGGCGTGAAGCCCACAGTGAACGTGGTTGCGGCCGCGGCACCGCTGTCAGAGACGACATAGCCGGTTGCGTGGTTGAGGATGCCGCCGCTGCGGCCTTGGGTGTTGGTGGTCAGTGCCATGATGTTTCCTTCAGATGGTGTTAGACCGAGGCCAGCGACTCGATGCGCAGCATCCAGGCTTGGTTCAGGATCGTGGTGATCGTGGTGGCCTTCCAGCCCACGGTCGAACGCTGGTTCAGCGGGTCAGCAGCACCAGCAGAGCCGAGCGCCTTGACATAGGTGCTCATTGCTTCACCCGACAGCGGCGAGAGACCGTAGGCTTCGGCAGCGATGATCAGCGTGGCGTACACGTCATTCGTGCCGCCGCCAGTGGCCTTGTAACCAGCGGTCGTCGCGGTCGTCGCGTTCGTCCAGATCTTGCAGTTGGTCGAGGTGACGAACCGGATGTTCTTGTACGCGCCGATTTCGTCTTCGATCAGGCCTTCTTGTGAGCCGTAGTCGGAAACCGACTTGTAGCCCGTGATCTGCTCGAGATCGTATTCCACGTCCGGGTGAACGATACCGATGAACGACTTGCGAACCGAGCTGGTGCCGATCTTGTCGGAAGCCGGGATGCCTTCCTTCATGTACTTGGCGTTCTGGTTCTTGAGGAACCGGATTGCCTTGTCCAGATCAGCGCCAAGCAGCTTGTTCACCAGAGATAGGCGGTCAGCCACACCCGATGCATAAGCCACATTGGAACCAGCCACTAGCACGTCGCGACGCACGATGTCGATGGTCGTGCCTGCCTGATCGCCGAGCACGTCGGTTGCTTCGGTCACAACCGGGTCTTGGTTGGTCATGGACACGAGATCGGTGAGCGTCACGAAGTCGCCGTACTGCGCGAGCGTCGAGGTCACATCGGTAACAGACAGCGCTGAGCCCGAGGGGGTGACGCCTTCCGTCAGCGCGTTGGTGGCGGCTGCGAGCTGCGAGTAACGGCGGAACTTGATCTGGTTGCCGCTGTTCTTCGGAACCGGGCGCTTTTGACCGAATCGGCCATGCACGTCATTCGGTTGAGCACGCGACAGCAGGTTGCGGTCGTAAAACGCCTGAGTGCCCGGAGGCAGGACGGCGAGATTGGTAACGTTGGTCATTGCTTGCTTTCTTGAGGGTTAGAACCCTTTGACGCGCCTCACCTCTTTGGCGAATTCAGCGTCGGACATTTTGTTAATCCGCTCGACTTCGGCCAGGGAAGCGTCTGGGGGAGTGCGAGCACCACCACCAGCGCCCGCGCCGGGCACAGTCATTGCGGACACCTTGGCCTGCTTTGCGGCTTCAGCAGCGAATCGCTTGCCGACCTGCCGCTCTGTGAAGGCCAGTTTTTCTGCCGTGATTTCACGAATCGCTACCAGTGGGTCTTGGACATCGGCACCAATGGCCTGGAAACGCTCGGCGATGGCTTTTTCAAGCTCAGGATCGATCGACTTATCGAAGATGCCCGGGTGGGCCTTCTCGATAGCGGTCTGCCAGTCCTGCTGCCGTGCTGCTTCCTTGTCCTGAGGGGCCGGGTCGTGCGCAACGTAGCGGATGGCTTCGGCCAATTCCGGATTCGCATCCAAAATAGCTGGCTTGAGTGCTTCACGCTCTGCTGCTGCTCTTGCTCGCTTTTCTTCAGCGCGTTCTTGGGCCAGTCGGGTTGCCCAGGCTTGGTTGTCCTTGGCGATCTTCTCGGCTTTTGCTACGCGCTCTTCAAGGAGCTTGATCGGGTCCGCTTCCTCTTGGACAGGCTCTTTGGGTTCCGGCTTCTTCTCAGGAGCGACAGCCGTTTCCGGCGTCTCTGCCTTGGCGAATTTGCCGTCAGCGCCTCGTGCGGTAGTGGCTTGCGCCGCCGCTTCCAAGTCCGCTGCTGCCTTGTCGTATTCCTTCTGGTATTCCTCGTCTTTCACTTGCATCGGTAACTCCTTCGGGCCGTTTCCGGTAGTCCGTTCTGTCGTCAATCTGCTGCGGCCTCGTCGGCTAGTGCAGCGCTAATGCCGTCACGCTCTTGTTGAAGCAGTTCAGGCATGTCTCGTAGGCGGCGAAGCTCCTTGATGGCGCCTCGCGTCTGTTCGTTGTCGTTGTTGATCAGGGCCTCGGTGAGTCCTGACAGCCGCTCATCAAGCAGCGAGCGGAAAAAAGGCCACCCGTTCTGGATGGCCTCTAAGGTTCTTTGGATCTCTGCGATCCGTTCGTCAGGGGTCATTGCTCACCGGGCAAAGAAAAACCGCCTTCGGGGGGCGGTTCGGTGGGCTGCATTTCTGCTGTTGGTTCCTGCTGCATCGCAGGGTCTGGCGGCATCTGCTCAGGTGGTTGCATCGGCTCCGACTCGGCTGGCTGCATTGGCGGTTGTTGCTGCTCGAGCATATGAGCGAGTGCCATCGCAACGGCTTGATTCACCATGTCCTGAATAGCGCCTTGATCGCCACCTTGACCCATTGCGCTTGTCTGTGCCTTGTTGATCGCAAGCAATGCCTCAGCCTTGTCGGCATCCAGTTCAGCCTTCATGCGCTTGAATGTCTCATCCGCAGCCTTCTTCTCGGCTTGCTGGACAGCCTGCTGCGTCTTTTGCAGCTCCTGACCCATCTGCTCCATTTGCTCGGCGACTTGCATCATTCGCTGTTTGACGGGCTCGGGGAGCGATTCCTGACCATCCTCATCCTCGAGGATCGGCGACTCCTTGCCGATTTCCATCACGTCCCATGTCTGGCGCAAGAGTTCCTTCGCGTCGATGAGCGGCGCAGTCACCGGGTTGCCCAGCGCGAACTCCGAGAAGGCGCGAATCTTGTTCGTCAGCACTTCCTTCTGCATGAAGGAGGCGGTGCCGGTGGCTTGCCAGTCCATGAACGAAGACTTGCCGAACTGCTTGATCTTTGCCCACAGTTGGGCGGCATCGTCGCCATGGATCTTCTGCACCGTCTCGGGCGTCAGGTACTTCAGGTTCCAGTCGATGTAGCACTCGACGATGGGCTCAATCCACATCGCGTCGATGTTCTGGATGACCTCTTTCATCGGCAGCGAGCTGGCCGACATGATCATGGAGATGCCCGAGGCAGTCTTGTTCAGATTGCGCGAGTCATCGCCTTGCGTGTATTTGGTGATCCCGGTGTCGTCGTCCGAGAACTGCTCGGAAATGCGGATGACATCGAGCCAGCCCCCAGTGATGTCGGGCTCGACCTGAAACTGGATCGCTGCCTGCTTCTGCTCGGGTGACAGGCCGGGCTTTAACAGGTAGACCTTGCCGGGGTACTTGCGGAAGTCCTCGGTCGGCATGAAGGCCGAGCGGTCAACGGCGGCAGTTCCGAGCAACGCCATCCCCTTACCTTCCATGAACAGGCGGAAGGCGGCGTTTGTGACCTTCTGATGGGGTGCGTTGTTCTCGGCTACACCGACACCCCACATCTCGTGCTCGACGGCTTCGTAGAGGCAGCGATGGGTAGGATTCTTGCCGTTGTATGGGTTCTCCACCACCTTGACGACGACACCGCCAGCCATGATGACGATGGCATCGACCATATCGCCGTCTTGGCGCTCGGCCGCATCCGATGCGATCTCCCCATCATTACCGGCCCAGTCCTTCAGCGCAGAGGCCGGGATCTTGCCGAAGAAGCGCGCAACCTTGATGCGGTCGTTCTTGAACCAGTATTCGACGTTGCCGCGGAACTGCGCAGCACGCTCGGAGCCGGTTTCATTGCCGCGGTCGCCCGGGCCAGCAAGCGCCGCATCGATGTTCTTGTAGGCCTTGTCAGCCTTCCATGCTGCAACAGTCGTCGGGCTCTCCATGGTCGCCCAGAAGACGCCTAGAGCGGACTCGACCTCCCGCGCTTCGGCGTCTGGATACACATCCAACGTGTTGCCAAGCTCGAAGTACGGCAGATCGAACTCGTACTTTTGCTCGGCCAGCACACCATCTTCCCGCTCCATTGTCTCGGTGATCGTCTCTTTGCGAACGAACGGCCCGAATATGAAGCCGGTCCCGTAGGTCGCCAGCGTGTTCACGCCGGTCTTGAGCAATTCCTTGAACTTCCCGCGCTCCATCTGCTCGGTGATGATTTTTTCCATCACGTCAGCGAACGGGGCAAGTTTCTCGTCGGTCGGCGTGGTGTCGAACGGCATGTTGCCGCTGCCGAACAGCGCATCCGTGATCTTCGCCCGCGCGGCGCGCACCTTGTTGCGGGTCGAGCCGATGAACAACCCCTTGGCCTTGCGCGAGCGTGCTGCTCCAGTGCTGGTGGTGTCGTCGTCACGCGGGATCCGGAGAACGTCCTGGTAGCACTCAAGAAGCTTCAACTCCTGGGGCTTCCGCGCGTTCTCCCATGCGACAAGGCGCTGCTCAAGCAACTGGCCCAGCGATGAGGTTGTTTGGAGCGTGTCGGCCATAGGTTAGAAGTAGATTCCTGAGTCGTCCGGTTGTGTCTGTGGCAGCGGAGGCAACTTACCCCAGTCCTCGTTTGTCATGCTCTCCGCGTTCACCGCGATGTAGCGCAGGTTGTCCGCGCCGTGGCTCCACTCGTCGTGCAGCGGCGCGCCTGGCTCGTTCGTCTGCTGATTGATGCTGCGGCGATAGCGTTTGGCGCACTGCACCAGCCTCGCCGCCTTCGTCTTGTCGAAATAGACCCGCGGGAAGGTCATCCGCGTGAGCCTGATGCCGTCCTCGATGCTGATGTTTGGGGTGATCTCCACATCCCAGCCCAGCGCCTTCATGATGTCCTCGGCACTCTTGCCGGTGCGGTAGTCCTTGTGCCTGCCGTCGTGGGGGAGGTAGACCTTGCCCCAGTTGTATTTCTTCTCTTTGAGCAGCGCCGAATAGTGGGCCAGCGTCTTGTGGCTGTCCTCAATGTTCTCGATCACGGCCAGCGCTGAGATGTTCTTCTGCACCAGGCTGATCGACATCGCATCATTCCAGCCCAAGTCGAAGATGATCTGCACCTTCAGTTTCGGATCATGCGGTACGTTGCAGATCCGGCCCTCTTCCTCTGCCTTCGCAATTTCATCGTAGTAAATGGCCCCTGCAACGGCAGGCAGGCACTTACCTTCCCAGATGTTTTCGTACTCCGACTTCGGGAGAGTCGCTTTGGCATGTAGCCGCTCCTTCTCCAGAACCTCTGGGAACCACGGGTTGTCCGTGTAGTTCATGTTCACGATGATCGCGTCATCGGGCTGGTTCGTGATGAACCTGTCGTATGTCTCGTCAGTCTCCAGCTCAGGGTTGAAGGACAGCCAAATCTCGGAACCGTCCTTGCGGATCGTTGGGATCAGCACCGACCAAGAGCGCTTACTAACCGACTGGGCTTCTTCCACCCAAACGATGTCGCAACCCTCGAAGGACTTGATCGAATCGACCGTCTGATCTGACAGGCCCGAGAAGGAGAACTCCGTGCCGTTGGAGCCCCTAATCTCGTTCTCCAGCACCCGGTAGAAGGAACTGAGTCCCATCGCCTCGATCTGGTCTTTCAGCAGCTTGTGCACCGACTGCTTGATGGACTTCTGCACTTCCCGGGTACACAGAATGCGGAGCTTATTGGCCGAACCCAGCACCAGCAGCGCCCGGGCAAAGCTCCAGGACTTCGCACTACCTCGACCGCCGCGAGCACCCTTGTAGCGGGCCTGCTTGGTCAGCAAGAACCCGAGCTTCTCCGGAAACTCGACGTTCACGGCTTGACCAGTGTCACCGTCATGTGCATGTCCATCTTCGAACCATCAGGGTTGCCGATGGTCGTCGGCTGGACAGCCTTGCCATACCCCCGCTCGATGATTGCCATGGCCGCAGTAATGCGGTTGCGCTCCTGCTCGCCGCTCTCCATGATCTGAATCAGCACGCCAAGCGCATCAGGCGTCTTGCCCCGGCACATCTGCTCAAGGGTGCGCTCTTCGTCTGTTTTCTTGGGCCTGCCGCCAGGGTTGCCGGTTTTGCCCGGCTGGAACGGCTTCCCACGAGGGGCAAGTTTGCTGTTCTCAGCGGGGCGAGTGGTTTTAGCCATAGTTCGCCTCACTAGAAATAAGAAAGCCCGCATCAACCTCTCGGCTGGCGGGCAATTGGCAACTGGGCCAAGGAGAATGGGTTAGCCGAGGATGATGCGAGCACGGATGTAGTCGCCGACCTTTTCAGGATTCGCGAGCATCCATGCATAGTCTTCGGGCGAGATGTCGATCACGCTCGGGGCGAAGAAGGCTTTGAATTTGGTCCACATATCAATCTCCGGACCCGCCCCCGATGTTCGGGTTGCGTGCATTCAATGCGAACGAATCGTTCTGGATTTGTGCTGCGTATCTCTGCTGAACAGCGGCTTCTCTCGCCTGTTGGGCGGAAAGGCCCGGCACGATGGCCGACTTTGCTGCGCTCTGCTCGCCCATCACCCAGTAATAGGCCTGTTTGGCCTCGGAGACTGAGCCAGCGCAAACCTGCAGGCAACGGATGCGGGTTTCTTGGTCGTTGGTCAAAGACATGTTGGTTCCTGGTTAGTTAGTTCTGCCCCTCAGGGCCATTCCCGGAGGTTCAGAGCCACAGTGGCCGGGTCCAACAGTGATAGGTGCCGGGCACGAGCCCAAAGCATGGAGCTATGGGGTGGTGGCTCGGCCCAGCGAAACGAGAAAAGCCCCTTACGGGGGCAAGTCGGCTGCGCACCGGGCCATCACTTCCCGCCAATATTTCAGGTGGTTGACTGGTTGATCCGGATCGCGAGCGTTCTGATTTTGCGACAAAGCCGCTGCAGACGTGAATCTGAGCGGCTTGGGGGTTGATGGTGGCCCGTCCTGATCTTGGGCTTCGACTCTCTCGTTCTGTTTCAGCGGGCCTAGTGGGTCGTAGCGCCGCAATATGTGAATCAGGCTTCACTCTCACCATCACGGCTGCGGACTGGGCGACCCCAAAGGGCCTAAACGACTATTCGATGCCTCGCAACTGGCTGTCGTCTTCGGGGTAATTGCGTTCCCCGTCAATCCGCATGCGTGATGTGCCTTTTTCTGAAGGCACCTATCCCGTCCGACGAATATTTTGCTCCCGCTGCAACTCGGTTGCAACAGGATATTTGTAAATATTCTTTACATCACGCCAGCCGTCATTAGCCTTTGGGTCAGTTGATTGCGAGCCTGCGCAACAATCGCAGCTCGCTCCAGCGAATCCAGCCCCAGCAGCCGCGGATGCCTCCAGACGCTGCACTCCGTCCACAGGTTGCGCGCCAGCTCGTGGATTGCCGATCTCCATGGGTCTTGCATCTGGTCCACCTGGAAATCGATGCTCTCCATGGTCGAACCGTGCAGTTCGTCCTCGATGATCTCGGCGGTGGTGTCGTATCCCCTGCCTGCCTTGGCGTTGCGGAACATCGGGTCAGCGCCAGCGACCGGGACGGGTGAGTAGCCCTTGCAGTGGGCGTGCCAGGCGCGCAGGAGGTCGTCGAGGATGTATTGGCTGTCGTTGTACATCACGGTCGCTCCCCATATGCGGTGAGGTAGCCCCACCATGTGCCAAAGACCCAACCCAACATCACCATGACCGGAGCGAATTGATGCGGGGTGAACCACGTCACAGTGCATGCGGCGCATAGGATGGCAATCCAAAGCAGATTGCCCTTCACTTCCCCACCTCCAGTAGCGAAGGGTCGAGGACTGGGAGGGGGATGAGGGTAGACCGCGTTGCCGAAAGCTCTTCAATGAGTCTGGCGGCGGCACTCAGCAACCCGTCCACAGGGTTATTTGTGTATCTAGTGAAGCGCTCAGCGGCTGCATCCAGCTCTTCTACTATTGCTGCAACTGTTGCTGGTGGCGTGACTTCCGCGTCAGATTGCTTCGTTGCCACTGCACTGGCCGCATCCCATGTAGCCCGCAGGGCGTCCATGCAAGCCATCTCCATGATGCGTTCGCCCCTAGTGGCAAATACCTCGGGCTCATCAAACCATTCGTCGAATGTCATGCCATCCTCTTTTCTAGTCTGCGCAACTTCCGGCCCATCACGGCCTTGAAGCGTTTGAGGTAATCAATGTCGAACTTGGCGACGTGGTGCATTGCCTCCAGCCGCTCAACCCATTCATTCCCGTGGTCCTTGACCAAGTGCTGCCTAAATGAAAGCGCCATGCCTCCTTTGTGGCGGTTGCACACGATGCACTGCAGCTTGATCTGCGGCATCCAGAAGCGAAGATGAGGCGCACTACCTACAGAGCGAAAATGGCCTGCGTCGTATGTGCCCCCGAACTTCTGCTCTGGCGTGGCTCCACAGGTGTAGCAGCCCTCTCCGCGGCGCAGCGCTGTCAGCCGAGTGATTCTGTTCACGATCACCTGGCATTCAGCAAGCCATTTCGCCCTCGGCTTCAGCATCTCACGCACTTTCCGATCAACAGCTTTTTCGACTCGATCCTTCGCTTTCCGTTCCGCAACTGCCTTGCGTTTTTGCTTCTCTTGGAAGGCTGCTGTCCATGGCTCGATGCAGTGGTTGTGGAGACGCTTGCCGCGCTCTTCTGCGGTGAATTTCACCTTGCAGTGTTTGCAGCGAGTGGGGAGGCGGGAGAGGGTCACGATGCCTTGCGTGCCAGTCGGTTTGCCAACAGCGTGACCCTGCGCTTAGCTACCCCAAGCGCCATCTTGAGTGGCTTGCGTTCCTCTATCAAACGGTGCGCGCGCAAAGCATGCTGGCAGTTCTCTTCCAGATAGCCTTCCACATCCTCTTCATGATTGGTGAAGTAATCTCCCTCGTAAGGGTCATGCGTGCGTGCATACGCGAGAGTCAGCCACTTATTTTTGTTGACCGGCTTCCAGTTGTCCCGGTCCTCAGCGGCATCGAAGCTCAAACCCAATGCCTCGCCGATTTGTTTATTGATCTCTTTGAGGCGCTTCTGTGCGCGCGCCAGTTCGATCAGTGCGGTTTCTGCCTTGTTCATGCAGCCTCCATGTAATGCAGATCAACTTCGCGCTCAGCGGCAACCGCATGCAGGAATTCCAGCCAGTCACTGAACTGCCGCTTGCTGAACTTGCTGGTCTTGAGACCGAGCATCACGACGCCGCCGTCCAGCCCTTGAGCGAGCCGCACGGTTTCACCTTGGAATGCCGCGGTGAGGATGTCTTTCCATTCCTCATCCGTGAGCCAGACCATCTTCCCGTTCACAGGCCATTGCACCTGGTCGGCGAAGGCTTGCAGGATCGGCCATTGCGCAGCGTTCTGCTCCAGCGAGCGGGTAGGTTCCTGCACGGTGACGATGTAGCCATCCGGGGCGTTCTCAACGCCATCCTTGGCGCGGCGGCGTGCTTCGGCGTGAATGAGCCGGTAGGTGTGCTTGTCGCTCATAGCACAACCTTCCCGCGGCAAGCAGCCTTCTCAACCCTAGATACATCCCGGGCAGCAGAGTTGATAGCGTGGGCGATCTGGGTGCCGAGGACGCAGGCGAGAAGGATCACGATGAGGTATTTCATCCTTGCGCCTCCTGCAATTTCATCATCTTGTATGGCTCGCCACCGTAGATTGGCGGCTCTGGCACTCGCAATGGGGTCGGGCCGAGCAAGCACCACTGAAGATCAGCGCCCCATGCCGCCATACCAACGTCATAGATGATCCGATCTATGTTCTCCCTCCCCTTGCGATCAATCTCGGCTAGGTCGCGGTCCAGATCCTCCTTGCGCCACCGCGCTCGGTCTTCCTCCATCTCCCGCAATACGGCTCTTTGGTAGCAAAGTTGCCGCTTGTCTCGTTGCAAGCGCATCTTCTCGAAAGCGCTCAATTTGTTCATGGCTGCTCCTTCCTGACGTACATCACGACCTTTTGAAGCCCCATTTCGTCCAGCACCTTCTTCGGCGGCGGCCGCTTCCCGTGCAGGATGAGCGACAGGCTGACCTTGTGGATGCCCAGCTTGTATGCGGCAACCTTGTCGTATCCGTGCTTTGCGCCGTACTTGGCGTCGATGTGACGCTGTACTTCTTGACCGATGGTTTCGGGGGTGTAGGTCACGATGGCGCTCCCGAAATCAACAACCCCAGTTGCTCGGCAATCTCACGCTCCAAGCGCGCGCCCTTCGACTCCTTCCAGCCGCGGAGCATGTGGATCTCGTCGCACTGCACGAGCTGGGCGATTGCCATCCGCATGTACCCAGCCCATGACTTGCATGGCGGCTCGGGGTTCTCTGCGGGGTTCTCTACGTGGTAGCCGAGTTCTCGCAGGTACTGGGTCGCCCGATTGAATTCGGGGTAGTTCAGGTCGGGGAAGCCGGTCATTGGGCCAGCCACATAAACACGCTGGTTCATTTCTTGGCCTCATTCACACAGTTGTCGCACTGCGATCCTTCTGGAGCCTTGATCGCTCGCACACGCATGCCCCACATCCTTTGGAACAACCCTTCGATGATGTTGGCATGCCTCACGCATGCGTTTGTGGCCCCGCTGGGGCAGTGCATCGTGAAGACTGCAGGGAAGTCGGAATCCCCAGCAAGAGGCTCGGGCGCTTCGTTCCGTTGGTATGTCATTCCGCCACCTCCAAATCAAAGCCGCCGCGGCGCGACTTGCCGTCCGTGTGGATGCGGCGCGTCAAAATGGAAAATTCCCTCCCCATCCTGTCTTTAGCCCGAACGTCGAGCAGCCCGTGCTCCGTCCTGACGCCGATGCCGATGATGGTGAGCACTCGCGGCTTCATGCGCGGGTCGTTGTCGTGGAGTCGGTCGCCTAGCTTCATCGCACACTCTCCAGCACAGGAGATCCACCAAACGTCGCCTTGGCGTCTTCCATGTCCTTGCATGGGCCAAGCCGCTCCCACGACACCCTCCAGTATTCGACCTTCACTTGTTCGCCGCGTTTGTTGTATTCGGTGAACAGGCCAGCAGATGTGTATTTGGGCTTCAGGGTGGTATACATAGTCACTCCGCAAATTTATGGCGCTGTTTGCGCACCAAGATGTGAGGGCGCAGCGAATCAGGAACTGGGATGGAAACCGGCCCCTTCTTCATTGCAGTAGCGACGGCACGCAGCATCGCGGTTGCCATCTGCATTTCGGTCACTCGCTTGATCGGCGGGTGTGCTTCTTCCAAACTGACATAGCCGACACGCATAACGGCCTCCTATGGCAAGAAACCAATGCGAGGCTTTACAGGCGCCTCGACAGCCTTTCCAGTCACTTCCTTGACCGCCTCGTGAAGCAGCCGGATTGACTCTTCTTCGTGGCTCGGCTCGTTTGATACGGCATGAGCAGCACCAGACATGCCGAGCAGGCTGGGCTCAGGCCAGTAGTCGTCAGACCGGATTCGTGTCATCTCCACACCTCCTGCAGCACAGGACGGCAACGAATGGCAGTTGCAACGAGCCCGTCATCGATGCGGGGCGCGGGGACGATGCGCTGATCGAGCGGGAATTCATCGATTGGCGAAGGTCCGATTGCAGCCTTTGCGAGCGCTCGCTTTGCCCGCTTGTAGGCACTGTTCCTGGCCTGCTTTCTGAGCCGCGCCTGCAATCGCATCTCCTTGCGCATCGGGTCGGAGTCGGGATCGAGGCGATAGCGGCCGCGCTGGGTGATCTCGTAGATGACCGGCCTTGTCTGGCCGCTCGATGCCAGGCCGTGGCGTCTGAGAGCATTGACAGCGTCTTTGACCGTCTGAGAGTCCAAGCCGGTTGCCTTCATCAATTCTTCGCGGTTGTGCGGGCGCGTTGCCAGCAATAGCAGCACTTGGGTGCGGTTGGATTGGTAGATCACGGCTAGTCCTCCGGGCGCAGGGAATGGCTCAGGCTCGTTCTGCGGCTTGCTTCTGCGTGATCCAGTTGCGCAGGCCTTTGCCATACGAGCCAGCACGACGCTGCTTGATGGTCAGGGTGCGATGCGTGCCGTCGCCTTGCTTGTGAAAGCGGCCCGGTCCACTTTTGGTGGAATGTGGGGTCTTGTTTTGGTTGTATTTGTTCATTGCGTTTCTCCTTTGGTTAATAGGCTTGGTAAGCACCGTGCGGGCGCTCGCCGAGGTAGTAGATGTGCCCCGTCTCAAGCAGCCGGGAGATGGTCTGGCGGGCGGTCTTGTAGGGCCAACCGGTGATGTCTACGAACTCGCGCAGCGGCAGCGGGCCGAGGCGCAGGAGTTGGATAGCGGCGTGACGGCGGGTCATGAGCTTCACTTCATCCTCACGAACAAGCCCAGCGCCATCAAACCAACCGCTGGCATCACGCCAAGCGACACGATCAGCGCGACAGTAGCAACCAGAAAACACACAGCCTCACCGAGGCCAATATCGCCAAGACTTTTCATTGCAGTGCTCCTTGCCGCGATGCGGCCATACGTGCCAATGCCTCAATCCCGAGGCCAGGGGTTGGTTTGCCGCGAACGCGGGCTTTGTAGAGGTGGAATTGCTCGATGCCATCCCATGCGCCGATCCCCTTTGCGATGCCTTCAGCTTCGATGGCGGGGCGGGAATCGGGGTCAAGCGCGCAGTTGTCGCCCTGCTCGTCAGGCGTCACGCCGTCTTTCCAGCGCTCGCGGTTGATGTAGACCTCGGGGGCCTCGATGTAGCCGCCTTGCCATTTCTGGGTTTTCTTCTTCGTGGCGATGTCGGCCAGGATCAGGTCGGCAATGTCATCGAGCTTCCGGTCAGCCCACTTCGCCTCGCAGACGCCACGGTCTTGCTTGCGTTCGGACTTCGGCCATGCAGCCCAAAATTCCGGGAACCGGGCCGCGTTCGACGCGCGTTCCTTCCCATTCCCTTCCTTTCCCTTCCCTTCCCTTCCTCCCTGCGCGTCACTGTCGCGTGACTGACGCGTGCCGACGCGTGCCTTTCGCGTAGTGATCGCAACAGGTTCGGGTAGGTTGCTGTCACTCTCGCGTGGGTTGATGTGCTGATGCGCCTTGAAAGAGGGAACGACAGCCAATCCTTCGCCATAGAGGACGACGAGACCAGCATCGACGATCTCTTTGCACATGGCTTGGATATCGCAGCCGTCTCCAGGGAAATAGCGAAGCTTGAAGGTCACCGGTTTCCAGACCAAGCGGCCTTCCTTGTCTGCCTCGCACCAGATTGCGATGTACAACAGGCGCGCGAGAGGGCTCAAGCTCACGATGTCTTCGCTCGTGAAAAACTCTGGTTTGATCGTGCGAATGCGGGCCATCTAGCAGGTTTCCCAAACGCGGTATCCGCTCCAGACCAGATCGCGGCCGTCCAACTGAACGACAGCGATCAATCCCTTCCGTTGCAATTCAACGGTGCGCCTGTCCACTTGCTCGACGGACAGCCCAGTCATGCCAGCAATGCCCTGTGCGGACATGCGGCCATGCTCCTTGAGCGCTTCAACGATGCGGTTGGCGTGGGTATCAGCGAAGTTGCGAGCACGCATGGCAGCGGCATGCGACGTGTGCGGGTCAGTGGAGCGGGCGCGTGGTTCGATCATGCTTACCGCCCTCCCCGGCGAATTGCATCGCGCCGATCTGCATCGGCTTGTCCCTGCGCCTGGCCGGTGACATTGATTCCACGGCTGAAGGGGGTAACGAGGCCCTTGGTGCGATAGAGCTTTGAAGGGCGGCAGGGAGGGATGCCGATGGCGTGGGCCACTGTCGGGAAAGGGGCCGGGACGCTGTGAACGAAGTCGGAAACTTCATCCATGTCGTGCACCATCGCGTCTGTCACGTTCTGAGCAACTGAAAAGTTCTCGTGTTCTGTGGTCATCATTGCTTTCCTCGAATGGGGTAGACCCGAGCCGGTGCGCGGCCCGTATGCCTGCGGAAGCGGGATTCGATGGCTTCGTGAGCAAGTTGCTCGAATGCCTCTTCGACAGTGATTCCGCGTTCGTTCGCGACTGCTTGAACGACTGCGAGTTCGCGATCAGTCAAAGCGATGGGAGGCACTTTTGAGTTCATTTCAAGCTACTCAAAAGTTCAGCCGTGGTGGGTGAAAAAGCCCAACTCAGGCCACCGAAAGTGACTGGTTGGAGCCTCGCATTCCGGACGCTCCAGATGCAGACTCGCTGACATGCAACACCTCTTCAGCCTTCCGCAGAATCAAGTCCCGCAGGAACGTCGCCTTCTGCTCGCCCGAATAGGCGCAGAACGCATTGATCAGATCGGCCTCTCGGTCGCTCAGACTGAGCTTCACGAAGTTCTTACGGATGAGTGCAGGATCGCTGTACATCTAAGGCTCTTGGAGTTGGTTGGTGGGGATGCCGAGCAGCGCTCAGGCGGTTGGGTTCGCGTGTTCGATGCCGCAGTCGTCGGCCTCGCCCATGTCATCGGCAGGAGCGCTCTCTACTGCCATGAGCAAGAGACAGAGCGCTGCAAAGATGGGGAAGAAGATCCAGAACATCTCTCGCTCCTTCATAAAAAAGCCGGCACAGCCAATCAAGGCCATGACAAGACCAAAGCAAGCCATCACAGGCTCTGCGTCGTGGTAGCTCACGAAGCCAAACAGGCCTCCGAACCAGACGAACAGGAAGGAGATGAAGAACTGCATTGCTCAGTCCCGGGTGATGTAGCCATCGATGGCCACGAAGAACCATGCGGCAATGCCAGTGGCGACGAAGGAAACGAGGGCGACTTGGAGGTAGAAGGTCATTCAGGCCACCTCAACTTGGGACGCCAGCTCGGGCCAGTGCTTCATCCAGTCATGCGGGCGAAGCTGCTTGCGCGAAATCTTGCCGGGCCAGTGCCGCTCCAAGGTGACGCAGTGGTATGCGGGGAACGGCTTCCCGTTCTTTGTCCACTGCCACACGTTGCGGCGGTCGATATATCCAAGGATGCGGGCTACCTCAGCGTGGTTGTTACCAGCGAGTTCCAGCACCTTTCGGTTTGCGGCAATTGGCTTCATGGCGCCGAGTCTAAACTAGTTAGACCCGTCTGTCTACTACAAATAGACCCCATGTTGCAGTCGGGGTCTACGCTGGTTCTATGACTGACAAACCAGACATCGATCCCATCCGCCGTGGGCTAGGGATGCGCCTTGCCTCTGCTAGACAGAACAAGAACCTGACCCAGCAGGACGTTGCCACCCGCTTTTCATTGAACAAGGCGACTGTTTCTGCTTGGGAGACGGGCCGAGGCGTCCCGGATGCGCTGACCCTGCGCGATTTGGCGAAGCTTTACGATGTGAGCGCTGACGGACTACTCTGGGAAGATTCACTCACTCCTGAGGCGATGAAGTTCGCCGCCGCGTTCGATGGCTTGAACGAACAACAGAAACGCACCCTGAATGCCATCTGGATGGCCTATATCCAAGAAAGTGCGACCGACGCCCAGGTCGAGGAGGCAATGCCTGTCACCAAGTCCCCAGTTAATACCTATGTGGTAGAGAGGGAAAATACTCGCGATGCCGTCCTACAGACATATACATTGACGGCGGGGGGCCAAAAAAACATCGAGCTATCCATACCAGGCACTTCCAAGAAGAAGAGCCACCCGAATGACTACAGCAATTCAGATCCAGAGACAAAACCACCTGAGCGTCGCAAACACACTACGAGTGCTGCTACGCAACGCAGAACAGGGAAAAATTGACGGGCTGATATATCTTGCCTCTCATGTCGAAGGGGAGGACAAAATCGGCCTATGCGGGCAGTACATAGACGACATTGGAGCAGCCTCCTATGCCGCCGCTGCGGGCTTCAATTGCCTGCTTGGGCATCAAGCCTGCATCCTTTCCGAGAGCCATAAACTACCGCGCAATCTGCGCAAGGAGATGAAGGATGAAGTACCGCCTACCTGCAGCGGCATTCCTTATGGCATGTTCAGCTAGCCTTTTGGTTGGCTGCGAACACATGCCGCAGCCCAACCCGGGCTATGTGATGCCCCAGATCCAGCCATTGCCGCAGCCTTACATGATGCCGATTCGGCCTCAAGTGAACTGCACCAGCCAACGCATCGGGAACCAGGTCTACACGAACTGCAACTAAGGCCCGCCATCCACCACAGCCTGCCATCGAGCAGGCTTTTTTTCGTCCCCGAAACAGTTCCCGACAAATATAGTTGGCCTCTTGTCTAAATTCCTTTGACACCATGGTCTAACTAATTTAGACTCCATCTCACCCGCTGCAGACCAGCAGCTCTACAGGAGAGATGGATGTACCAACTGACCAGCGCCGCCCACCGCATCTGCCCGCGCCACCAGGTTGTGATCGTGACGCCGACGCCCGGCGAGCTCGACCTACAGCTTGAGCCGCTGGCCCAGACTCACCGCGGCTTTGAGTCGCGCCCTGCTCCGCTGACTGTTGATGAGCTTCGCGCTGTTTGGAGCGTTGAGCGTGCTCGTGCTGAGGGTGCATCGTGAGCGCGCACGACACTGATTTACAGAGCCAGCCGGTGTGCCCTCACTGCGGCCATGCAGAGACAGATGCATGGGAATGGGATTTCGGCCCGTGCATGGAAGGCGAGACCAATGTTGATTGCGCCTCTTGCGGTAACCCCTTCGTCTGCGAGCGCGAAGTCACGATTTACTACAACACCAAGGCCACAGGAGAAGACGCATGAAAACCATCGGCTTTTCCGTCGAGCACCTCGCCTGCGTCGAGCCCGAAGATGGCTGCACCCTCTACCTCGAAGCCGGCATGACCGAGGAACAGATGTTCCACGCCCTGCAGATGTTTCAGGCGGAGATCACGGCCGAGACGTGGGCGCGCTGGCTGGAGCGGATCGCGGAGGAAGCAGCATGAGCGAAGTCACCCATGAATACCCGCGTGCATACGCCGCCGCAACGAGCGTTGACCCGCTGATCTTGGCGCAGGCGCTGGATCACATTGCCCGCACAGCAGCGAAGAGCCGCAGCCAAACGCGCCGGACCCGGTGGATCGAGCAGCGCGCTCTCTGTGCCTTGCGGGGTGACGAATACCGCGACATCGATGTTGACCTGCCCAAGAGTGCAGGCCCTGACACAGCCGAGAAACTGCAACGCCGCATGGCATGGCACATTGCCCAAAAGCATGAGGCGCTGGAGGCATTGCGCGAATTGCTGGAGACATGCATCTCCGCGATGCCGTCTGCTGAGCACGGCAAGGAAGCACAGGATGCCTGGGCTGACCGCCGAGCAGTTGCTCGCAAAAACGCCTCTGCCATCCTAGCCGCGGTTGCCGAGAGCGCATCATGAATGCCCGCATTCCAAACCTCGCATTGCTGCTTGCTCAAGAGTCGGTCTGTGACGATGTTGCGCAATACAGCCTGTGGCTCGAAACCGCGCCAACCAAGCGTGAGGCCAGCTACTACTTTGGCCCGATCAGCACGCACGAGCTTGCACAACTGACGCTCAACCATGCGGCCACCGATGAGCAACTGGCTGCGGCTTGCCGCGAACTGCGCGCACGCTTCTTGGAAACGCTTGACCTTGGCGAGCCGGATGCGGATGCGTTCCGGGGATCGCTGGGGCCTGCAACTCTTGATGTGAGGGTGGATCGACCATGACCGCACGTTGGAGAAATGAGCCAAGCGAAACCGGCCTCCGGGCTATTGGACAGCGCCCCCGCGGCCTGCAACTTCGGGAGAACGGGAGCGTGTTGATCACCGTATCTCCCTATGGGGGCGGATGGCGTGGGCCTGTCGCCGGATGGTACTGGGTGGCTTATGGGTTTGACATCAACACATGCAATGAACTTGCCTCGACAAAAGAAGAGGCCAAGGCACAGGCCGACGCATGGTTCAAAGCGAATCGGAAGAAGCCATGAGCCGCCCCGTAACTTGGGTTCTCGCCCTCGCACTGGCTATCGGCATGAGCTACACGCCAGATGGGCCAACGGAATCGGACGCAGCGCAAGCAGTTGCGGACGATCTCGCCCAAGCACCTATTGACGCGCTGATTGCGCAGAAGGAATGACGATGAACCACGACATCTGCCAAATCGAGAGCGAGCCCAGCACGTTCATGAGCGATCTTGTTGTTGGCGTCATTGCTGTGGAAGTCTGCCTCTACATCGCTGCCATTGTTTCTATGGCTTGGGGGGGGGTATGAGCAACCAACTCGCAACTCAGAACGGCGGTGTGCTTGCGCTGCGCGAAGAAGAACTGCTGGCAGTTCTCGGCTCCAGTCTCTACCCGGGCGCTGCACCAGCCTCCATCAAGATGGTGTTGGGCTACTGCAAGGCTGCTGGCCTCGACCCCATGCAAAAGCCAGTCCACATCGTGCCCATGTGGGACGGCAAGACGCGGCAGATGCGCGATGTAGTGATGCCAGGCATTGGCCTCTACCGCACGCAAGCCGCACGCAATGGCTGCGCAGGCGTGTCTGAGCCTGAATTCGGGCCGGACGTGACCGAAGCCATCGGCGGCGTGAGCACCACCTATCCGGCATGGTGCCGCGTGACCGTCAAGCGCCGCATCTCCACTGGCGAGATTGTCGAGTTCACGGCGAAGGAGTTCTGGAAAGAGAACTACGCCGTCAAGGGCGGGCAGGACAAGAGCATCGCGCCGAATGCAATGTGGTCGAAGCGCCCCTATGGGCAGATCGCCAAGTGCGCCGAAGCACAGGCGCTGCGCAAGGCGTTCCCGGAAATTGGCAGCGAGCCGACTGCCGATGAAATGGAAGGCAAGGTGCTGAATGCCGATGAACCAATTCGGCACAGCCCGACTCGGAATGCTGAGGAAGTTTCGAGCATCTCCAAGGGTCGCGAGGAAGAACTGCGCAATGCCTGCGACATGGCTATTGCGATGTTCAACGAAGGCAACGAAGTCGCGGCTTACGAGCAAGTCTCGGGCATCGATGACGGGGACGAAAAGATGTTCGTCTGGAACTACCTAAAGCCGAACTCGGCGCTGCGCTCGGCAATCAAGCGCCTACAAGCCGCAGATCGGGCCGCAGCACTCGCAGCACAACCAGAGGCGACCACATGACCACCAACGAATACCGCCCAGCAGCCATGACGCCGCCCCGCCTTGATGAAGGCTCGGCTCTGCTGCCGTGCCCGTTCTGCGGCAGCGGGGCAGATCACACGCATATCTATGCGGGCGAAGAAATCGTTCGCTGCAGCAACATGAGTTGCCCTGCATCTCCCATGTCTGGTGGCGAGACTGAGCAGGAAGCATTTGCCGCATGGAACAGCCGTGCCGCTCTCTCCGCCAGCAAGCAGGAAGGGAAGGCAGAGGGGTGGATGCCGATAGAGACGGCGCCGAAGGATGGCCGCGAATTCTTGTGTCTTACAGAAACCATCGGCTGCGCGGTCATCTTCTGGGATTCCTATGAAGAACCACCACATTGGGCAAACGGCTTTGATGACACCATCATCGTTCCCACTCATTGGACGCCCCTCCCTCCCGCCCCTGCAGCCCAATCCCAAGGAGACAGCAATGACCTTTGATCGTCGCGCATCCATTCTTGCCGAGGCCGCGGAAATGGCGATGCACCACCCGAGCAAGGACGCCAGAGACTTCGCATGCGAGGTGAACGATTTCCTGCTCGCCGCCCATGCTGGCGCAGCAGCCGAGCCGGCAGAAATCGACTGGCAGCATTTTGACGACGGCAAGACTGCGGACGCGATGCGAGAAATGGGTATCCGCCTTCCAACGCTTCGGGATGTGACCAATCTTCAGAAGGCAATGGCAAGTGCCTACCGCGCCGCACTCACAAGCGCACCGGCAGAGCCGAGCGATGAGCAGATCATCGAGGCTTGGGCGAAATATTCGCACTACGGATTTAGCACCATCACAAACCGCATCGAGCGAGCGCGTGAAATTCTCGCTATCCGTGCACCGGCAGAGACTCCCCCAGCGGCGGCACCCGCTGCCGAAGGGGTGGCGAAGGATTGGGCCAAGATCGAAGCAGTCGTGGACGCCTATATCGATGACTACGAAATGCGAGGTGAGACTGAAGACGGCAGAGACGCCTGCTACACGCCGAACGACAACGACCGCGCGCTTTTGCGGGACTGTATTGCTGGCCTTCTCGCTGAACCCGAATTCATCGCTTCCCTCGCCGCACCCGGAGCCGCTATCGATGCGCGCGACTTTAAAGACGCAATTCGCGCAGCCGAAATCTCGCACTCTGGCATGAGTTATGGCGACGAGAAGAACGGCTCTTCGAGCGAGTACGCACGCGGCTGGGGCGACTGCCTCAAGGCCATTCGAGGTGCCGCATCACACCCCTGCACCGCGAATGTGTGGCAACAGGTGCCGCCAACGCCCACCAGGGAAATGATCGAGGCTGCCGCAAGCACACCAGAAGCAAAGGATGCCAAGCAGGACATCGAGAACATGTGGCGCGCGATGCTTGCCGCTGCACCCTTGGGCGCTATCGATGCGCGCGAGCAGGAGGCGAAAGACGGCGGATTCAACTCCGGCACTGTCGCGGCGCTGGCGATCCTCCGCGCTCATGACTCCGAGGTGCAGTGGCATGAGGTCTTGCAAGCCGCAGGCGCGGACAAAGTTCTCTACTATGCCGCCCACATCGAGCCCGAAGACTGGCAATGGGGAGGCTTCGCATACTACAAGATGCGCAAGCCGAAGAAGCGTGCCGCCCTCGCATCGCGCCAGGAAGCCCCAGCAGCGGCAGGCGCTGCGCAGGCGGTGGCGATACCCATCACGGCGTCGGTCATGATTGACGAAGGCGGCGACAAGCCTGCTTACTGCCTCATGGCGGCCTACCGGCATGAGGCAGACGCCATGTTGGCGCTATCAACCCTCGCCGCAACCTCAGCGCCCGAGGCCCTGACGGACGAACAACTCGCGGCCACAGCATACAAGGGCTACGACGACTATTGGACGGAAGACAGCGCTGGCAAGGAGTCCGAAGCGTGGGCTGCGAGCGCAAAAGCTGTCTTGGCCCTCAAGGCCGCGCAGCCTGTCGAGCGGGGTGAGGGATGAGAGTGCTTATCGCCTGCGAATACAGCGGTGTCGTGCGATCTGCTTTCGCCCGTCGCGGCCATACAGCGGTGTCGTGCGATCTGCTGCCGAGCGACGACCCGCACGGCTGGCACATCCAAGGCGACGTGCGCAACGTGCTCAATGCGGGGTGGGATCTGATGATCGCGCACCCGACATGCACGCGCCTGACGAATAGCGGCGTCCGGTGGCTCCACGTCCCGCCACCTGGCCGGACGAAGGAGGAAATGTGGGAAGAGCTGGAACGCGCCGCGGACCTGTACCGCGTGCTGCGCGACGCGCCGATCAAACGCAAGGCCATCGAGAACCCGATCATGCATCGCTATGCACGCGAGCTGATCAAGCCGGGCTTTCGGCAAGTCGTGCAGCCGTATTGGTTCGGCATTCCGGAGTTCAAGGCGACCGGGCTGGAACTGATCGGACTTCCGCCGCTGCGGCCGACCAACAAGCTCACCCCGCCGAAGTCTGGAACTGACGAGCACAAGGCATGGTCAGTGGTTCACCGCGAATCGCCGGGGCCAGATCGCTGGAAGCGCCGCAGCACAACCCGCGCGGGCGTGGCAGAAGCCATGGCCGAGCAATGGGGTAACGCCGATCAATTCCAACTGGAAGCAGCATGACCTCTACTCCACCCACCCCGAAGCAGTTCCCCGTTCTCCCCGAAGCATCGCAAGCAGAGGCGTTCACGTTTGGGATGCAGCGCATGAAGCCCGGAATCTTCGCTGGCGATCTGACAATGTTCTCGAGCCCCGATGGCAAATACGTCCGCCTCGCCGACGCCCAATCAGCCCTCCTGGCGCAAGCGGCAGAGAAGGATGCGGAGATCGACCGGTTGCGGGCCGAGGTCGCATGTCTCGGCAAAGAAGCGTGCAACGTTGGCTACGCGCACTTCTCGCCGTTCTACCTGCTGGCCAATGCTCGCGGGGGCACTTCGCGCGAATTCCAGCGACAGCCCAACTGGGTGATCGCGGAAAAACTGTTCGCGGTTGGCAGCACGTCCGCGAACCGAATCTGTCGGGAAGCCGGGATCGACCCCGACGCATTCGAGGTACGCAAGGTTGCTGCCGATGCATCCCGAGCACTGGCACAGCAGGAGGAAAAGCCATGAGCAACGAAGCGTTTGAGACGTGGTGGAAGGCTGAAGGTCAGTTCTGCCGTGCAGGCGGTGGCGATTACGAGAAGACATTCGCCTTTCGTGCATTCGAGTTCGCTACGGAGCGCGCTGCAAAGCTGTGCGAGGGCGAAGCCGTCGAAGAACTGACGGACGGCGACCTCGCCTACAACATGGCAACCCGGCACTGTGCCGCTGCTATCCGTGCTGGAGGTGAGCAGACATGATTCCCTACTATGGCCTTCCGATCACTCCGGAGACGGCAATGATTGCGGCGGTCACTGGGGGACATGCGTTCGTCAGTTTCCCGAACCGCAACCAACTCAATGCCGCAGTGTCGGTTTGCCAGTCGATTGCGCTCGACAACGGTGCCTTCCCAGCGTGGAAAGCAGGCAAGCCTGTGCAGGACTGGCGCCCGTTCTACGAGTGGGCCGCGCAGTGCAAATTGCTGCCAATGTGCGACTTCGCCGTGATCCCCGATGTGATCGACGGCGGGGAGGCTGACAACGATGCGCTGTTGGCCGAGTGGCCGCTGCCGAAGTGGTTCGGCGCTCCAGTCTGGCACATGCACGAGAGTTTGGAGCGGCTGGAGCGGCTGGCATCCTCTTACCCGCGGATCTGCATCGGCAGCTCGGGAGAGTTCGGTGTCGTCGGCACGACCGCATGGTGGGGCCAGATAGCGCGCGCAATGCGCGTTCTCTGTGACGATGACGGCCGGCCAATGTGCAAGTTGCACGGCCTGCGGATGCTGGACCCGGAAATCTTCACCCGACTGCCGCTGTCCAGCGCAGACAGCACGAACATCGGCCAAAACATCGGCATCGACCAAGCTTGGCGGGGAACGTACCAGCCGAACACCAAAGAGGGCCGTGCGGTGGTCATGCGTGGTCGCGTCGAGTCGCAACACGCTCCAGCCCGGTGGGGCTTCATCGTTCCCGAAATTAACCTTCAATCTCAAGGACAACTGCTGTGATTCTCGCTCTCGCCCTCTTCGTCTACGCCGCCGCGATGACCATAGCAAACCTACTTGTCATGCAGTTCGGCCCCGCCATTACGCCGCTGAACGCCTTCTTTCTCATTGGCCTGGACCTGACGCTCCGCGACTGGTTGCACGTCCGCATCCGCCCTTGGCAGATGGGCGCCCTGATCCTGTTCGCCGGCCTGCTGACGTGGGTGTTGAATCCCGGCGCGCAGCACATCGCCATTGCAAGCGCTGTTGCCTTCATCATCAGTGGTCTGGTTGACTGGATGGTGTTCTCCAAGGCGTCGGGATCGTGGGCAACACGTAGCTTCAAGAGCAACGTCGCGGGGGCTGCGGTGGATTCTCTGATCTTCCCGACCATAGCCTTCGGCGCGCTGATGCCGCTGATCGTGCTGATGCAGTTCACGGCTAAGGTTGTCGGCGGCGCTGTGTGGGCCTTCTTCATGACCAGATTCAGGAGGAGGGCCGCATGAACACCTATCGCTATGTCTTCGCGGCCAAGTGCCCGAGCGACGACGAAACCATCATCTACGGCCTGGAGATTCGCTCACGCGAAAAGATTCTGGTCGAGCGCATCAAGGAAGTCTGCGCCGAGTGGCCCTCTGGCTACCAGGAAGAGATCGCCGCCGATTTGCACTCGCTGCTCGGCGGTTCACTAACCCTACGAGCACAACACCAAGGCGTCGAAATCGTCACCGAATTGGATGCCGCTGCTATCCGTGCTGGAGGTGAGCAGACATGAAACTCACCAAAGCACAACGCGCCACGTTGCGCGAGATGTTCGGCGGTCGGTGCGCGTACTGCGGCTGCGAACTCGGCTCCCGATGGCATGCAGACCACGTCGAATCGGTGCAGCGGAAGCTCATCCATGTCCCCGGCGTAGGATTCAAGGCGACCGGGGAGCTATGGCGTCCGGAGCATGACCATGTCGGCAATCTGATGCCGGCCTGCGCTCCATGCAACATCGACAAGCACTCATCCTCGCTGGAGGACTGGCGACATGGATTGCAACGCACGCATGAGGTACTGAGACGCAACGCCAGCCGCTACCGGCACGGTCTGCGGTTCGGGCTGATCGTGGAAAAGACCGAGCCCATCATTTTCTACTTCGAGCGAGCAGCATCCTCTATCGGGCGTTCTGGAGAGAGGGGCGAGGAAGCATGAAAGTCACCTTGACCAACTGGGCGGCATCGCACTTCGACCCACCACCAGCGGATCGCACGCTGCGGCTGTGGGTGCGCGAAGGGCGGATCATCCCTGCCCCGCTCAAGATCGGGCGCACCTACTACGTTGAGCCCAGCGCACGGCATATCGCAGAGGTCGCCCGGTCGGCTGGCCTTATGTCCCGGCTGAGTGCTGCCTGATGGCCGCTCGACCACGCGCCAAGGCCCGCAAGGAGTGGCCCACCGGACTTTTGGAGTCGCGGCCCGGCTACTTCATGTGGCTGAACCCCATTACAAAGACCTACGTGAAGATCGGGCGCGTGCCTCTCGCCGATGCCCGCATGCAGGCCATGGAGGCCAATCTGTGGGCGGCTGGACAGTTGGGTAAGGCCCGGCTGCTGGACCGGCTGGAACAGAAGGACAAGACGGTCAGCGAATGGCTGGAGGAATGGTATGGCGGGCTCAAGTTCGCGGAGAACACCCTGCGCAGCTACCGGACCTCGATCAAGGCCATCTCCGCGGAGATCGGCGGGCACGCGCTCGGCAGGTTGTCCGTGCACGATGCGGCCAAGGCGCTGGACGCGATTCGGGAGAACAGGGGTGCGCGCACAGCGCAGGCTTGCCGGTCTGCCATGAAGAAGGCATTCGGGAAGGCCATTGCCATGGGGCACATGCAGACCAACCCGGCGCAAGTCACCGAGGCCCAGAAGGTGGTTGTCGCCCGCATGCGATTCACGAACGACAGCTTCATGAAGGTGTGGGGTGGAATGTCCGGCGCACCGACTTGGCTACGCCATGCCGTACTGCTGGCGATGCTCACGGGCCTGCGCCGGGAGGATGTGTCGGTCTTGAAGTTTTCGGACGTGGTGGACGATCACCTGCTTGTGACGCCATTGAAGAACCGCGGCAAAGTGAAGATCGCCATCCCCGTGGCATTGCACTCGCAGTTCATGAAGGCCAGCCTGAAGGACGCTATTGCCGAGTGTCGGCGCACGGGCGTTGTGAGCCAGTACATGGTTCACCAGACCGAGCCGACGAGCAACAGCGCGCCCGGCAAGCGGATCTCACTGAACACGATCAGCTCCAGGTTCACGGAATACGTGGTCAAGGCACTGGGCGCGGGAGAGAATCTGCCGACCTTCCACGAGCTGCGGAGCCTGTGCAAGCGGACGTACATGGATCAGGGCGGCGTAGATACAAAGGCGTTGCTCGGACACACCACAGACGAAACGGCGAACCTCTACGCGAACAATCGAGGCGCAGAATTTCAGAAGGTCAAGATTGGCTAATTCCTATCGAATTCCTACCGTTTTCCTACCGCACCTAGCATCCATGCGGTCTCCCGGGCCGGATGAGATGCAACATGCGCATGCACTGATTAGCGACTTAAGTTGTTGATTTGATTGAACAAAACTGCAATTTCGGCCTCTAACAGGCATGGCAGAAACCGGCAATCACAGCCCAATGAAATCAACAA